TTTCTACCTACATATTCACAGGCTAAGAAGGTTATTTGGACTGGAGCTGATAAATCAGGCTTTAAATTCCTAGACCACTTTCCTAAAGAGATAGTAAAGACTATAAACCAGTCAGATATGATAATAGAGCTAGTAAATGGGTCTATTTTACAGATGGTTGGAGCTGATAACATTGACCGTATTGTTGGAACTAACCCTATTGGAGTAGTATTTTCAGAGTATTCCCTTATGAAACCTGATGTGTGGAATTTTATCACTCCTATTCTTAGAGAAAATGGAGGTTGGGCTGTATTTATTATGACTCCTCGTGGAACTAACCATGCTTGGGATTTAATGAATGATATTAAGAAGAATGATAACTGGTTTAATGAAACTCTTACAGTTGAAAATACTAGAGCACTATCAAAAGAAGATTTAATAGATGCTAAAGAAGAAATGCCTGCAGATTTATTCAAACAGGAGTATTATTGTACCTTCCTAGATAATGGATTAGGATTCTTTAAGAGAGTTGATGAAAATACCTATAAATATGACGAATATGAACCTAAACAAATGGCTATGTATCAATTAGGAGTAGACTTGGCTAAATACAATGACTTTACTGTTATATCTCCATTTAATCTAAATGATTTCCACCTAATGAAGCAGGATTCCTTTAACCAGATGGATTATAACCTACAGAAGGCTAGAATTGAAAATGCCTACTTAAAGCATAATAAAGGCATGATTGTACTTGATTCAACAGGTGTTGGAGAACCTATATTTGATGACTTAAATGCTAGAGGAATGAATATTACTCCATTTAGGTTTAATAGAGCTAGTAGAACTGATTTATTAAGAAATTTACAAATACTATTAGAGCAAGATAAAATTAAAATTCCTGACGATGAAGTCCTAACAACAGAACTTAAATCTATGACCTATGAACTAAGCAATACTGGTAGTACCCTTATTAAAGTTCCTGACGGAAAGCATGATGATAGGATTATGTCATTAGCTTTAGCTGTTTGGAAGATTCCACAAAAACCTATTAGGATGAGTGCCTATAACGATTCTTACCAGACTCAAGGTGTTTCTCCTATGTATGAAGAATTTGGATTCTAAATAACTAAAAAAGACTTGACAAATGTTTGAAAGTGTGCTATACTAATAATATTAATACTAAGTGTGGTTACTTTACAAACCAAAAAATATAATGAAAAATTTTTATAAAAACATGAGTGCATCAGGGCAAGCAGCTACAGGTGCAGGACAATTAAAAGGTATCGTAGTTAATTCACATACAAGTGGAACTATCACAGTTAATGATGGACTTACAGCTACAACAGCAGGAGTTAAAGGAACTGTTAAGCTAACAATGACAGATGTTATTGTTCCAGCTTCTCATGCAACAGCAACTCTTACAAGTTCAGGTGCAGCAGTAATGGCTTCACATGGAACAACTAAACTTACAATAGATGCTCCAGTAGCAGGTAACTATGTAACAATAGGAACAGTAAAATATACAGCAGTATTAGCACTAACATCAGCACCATACGAAATTTTATATACAGCAGGTGCTACAGCAGGTGAAACATTCTTAGATAACTTAAAAGCAGCCGTTAATGGAACTGGTACTTGGGGAGTAGAATATTCTCATGGTACAGCAGCTCACCCATTCGTTTATGCTACAACTAATACAGATACAGTACAAACATTCGTAGCAAGAACAGTTGGAGATGATACTTACACAGCAGCAATCAATGCTATGCCTACAGTAGGAACAGCAACAAGAACTTCATGGGAAGATACTACATTTGGTGGAGGTACAGGAGATTCAATAGCATCAGTATCAGCAGAAGCAGCAACATTTACACTTGGAGATAATACTTATACAGGAGTAATTCAACTTTCAGAAACATCAGGAGCAACATCAGTTGCTAACCAAGTTCTTTGGGAAACATCAGCAGCAGTATTCCTTGACAATATTAAACTTGCAATTAATGCAGGAGCAACAGCAGGAACAGAATATTCCACAGCAACAGTAGTAAACCCTAATTGGGTTGCTCATACTAACACAGCTACAACACAATTATTTGTAGCAAGACAACCAGGTAACTATCTTAATGCAGTTGATACTACAGAAACAATGGCTAACTATGCTTTCGGTGCAGCAGTACCAGTAGCAGGAGTTACAACAGCAGCAGCTACAGTAACAGCAGGAGATATAACTTATACATGGGTATCAGAATTATCAGAAACAGCAGGAGCTACAGCTATTACAAATCAAGTGTTATTCGGAGCAGCAACAGCTAACGCTTTAGATAACTTTAAACTAGCAATAGATAAAGGAGCAACAGAAGGGACAAATTATTCAACAGGAACAATAGCTCATCCATATCTAGCAGGTTCAACTAACTCAGATACAGAACAAACTCTTATTTCTAAAACATACGATAAAGTATCTAATTCAATAACAGTTTCAACTACACTTACAAATGGAACATGGGGTTCAGATACTATATTAGGTGGATTAAATCCAGCACCATTAATGTTCTCTACAATAACACTTCCAGCAACATCAGCCCTAACTACATTTGATAGATTTATTAAATTAGGTAATGCAGATTTCTTTGAAGGTTGTTATATAACAATAGGAGGAACAGCAGACGTAACAGTAGTTTATAATTAATTATAAAAAATAATGCAAGATAACGAAACAATAATCGCAGAGCATAAAAGAGATAAAGATGAATCTGTTGCTTTTAAAGAACGTAGATTTAAACAATGGAATGAAAATTATTCTCTCTATAGAGATAAGGTAAACACTAATAGGTTGACACAACGTCAGCCTGTTAATGTTCCTATTATTAGAGAAACAATCTCAAGTTGGATTTCTAAGATAGATGAACCACCAAAACTTAAATTTGAAACTAGAGGAAAAACTAATAAAAATAAAACAGGTGAAATACTTGTTAATGAAATCTATAAGTATTATTACGATAGATTAAATTTAGACATTCTTGATAATGTTGATAAAAAAGTTGTTGGACTACAAGGAAGAAGTTTTAAGAAAGTTGGAATGAATAAGAATAAAATCTTTATAGATTTAATTGACCCATACGATATTGAAATAGACCCACGAGTAAATCCATTAGATATAAGTTCAGCAAGTTATATAATTCATACCCATATCTATCGTTCACTAAAAGAAATTTTAGCTAACCCTAATTATGACCAAGAAGCAAAGAATGAACTTAAACAGTATCTTGATTCAGAACATGGGATTATTAAAGCTAATAGTGATACTGAAGCCTACGAAGCAAAGAAAGAAAGATTAGAGAATCTAGGAGCTTATAACTTTGATGACTATGGTGCATCAGATGTAATGATTGAACTTAATGAATCTTATAAACTTGTTTGGAATGAAGAAGAAAAGAAGTTCGTTAGACACCTAAGAACAATCGCTACAGACAGCGTTGTTCTATCTAATAAAACTTTAAAGGAAGCAACTGGTATTAAAAGATTACCTATTGTATCTTGGGCTTCAGACCCTGACATAACAGATGTATGGTCAGATGGAATTGCAGATAATATTAGAACTTTCAACAAGATTACTAATATGTATATTTCTCAAGACTTAGAGAATAGAACATATGCTAACTTTGGAATGTACTTCTTTAATACAATGAATGGTACTTTCCAACCAAGAGCTTTTGACCCTAAGCCATTCGGTATGTACGGAGTCCCTGGAAATCCTGATGAGATAATTAAACAAGTTAAGATTGAAAAACTAAATGATACTTCAAATCAAATCTCTTGGTTAAAGAATTTAATTCAATCCTCAGTTGCACAAACTCCATTAGAAAGAGGAGTTAAAGAAAAAGGAGAACAAACACTTGGACAAATTCAACTTTCATTAGCTCAATCAAAAGGAATTAATCAAGTTGTATCTAAAAACTATAAAGCTGCTTGGAAAGAACTAGGACTTATCTTCTACGAATTACTTAAAGCTAACTCAAATGGAAGTATTAAGATTAGTAAGAAAGGAGGTGATGGAAACTATTATACAAAAGAAATTGCTCCTACAGATTGGATTTCTCCTGAAGGTTACGAAGTAGTTGTAGAGATGGAAGCAGATTCAAGTATTGCTGATGACTTTGATTTAAAGAAAATTCAATACATCAAGAACTCATTTGCTACTAATAGAACTGCTCTAATGTTAGCTAAAAAGAAAGAACTAGAATTATTAGATTTTTCTTCTGAAGAAATAGAAGCCATAATGGCAGCAGAAAATCCACAGCAACCACTCAATACAGAACAGGAAGCACCAAGCTCTGTTAATAACCCACAAGATAGTATTAAAAGCACTAATGCAAATCAACAAAACATATGAATCTAGAACAGGAAATAGAAAAATTAGGTATTGAAAACTTTGAAGCTCTTAATGAAGAAGAAAAGAAAACATTTAGAGAGTGGGAAGATGCTTTAAATGGCAGAAAGATTACTCAGAAAGAATATAAAGAGTGGTTGAAATACGAATTAGATATAGCTGTTTCACGATTAACAGACATCGAACTATCAAAAGAAGCTGAAATATTCAGAAAGGTGGAAGTTCGGTTTATTAAAAAGATATTGAATTTTATTAATAGTCCATTGATGGAAAAGTTAGCTGCTAAGAAATCAATAGAAGCATTAGTAAAGAAATAAATATATGGTTATAGTACCATTCAAAAGCTAATTATAAATAATATTCCAAACCTTAGAAATAAGACGGAAAATAAATATATGGAAAAAGAAGAAGCAAACTCCGTAGTTGAAGAAGTTGAGGTCGCTGAAGAAGCCAACCCTCAAGAAAACGATAAAGGAACGCAAGAGATAGAAAACTCTCCAAACGCAGTAGCAGATAATGTCGCATCAGCTATTGATTACTCAAAAAAGTTTAGCGAGTCTTCTAAGGAAGCCCAAAGGCTCTTAGATGAGAACAAAACTCTTAAAAAGGAACTCGAGCTAAAAGACACCGTTGTTGAGCCTAAAGCTCCTCAACAAGACATAGATACCCTTTATCCTGGTTTTGAAGAACTAGATGAAGATGCACAGAAGAATTTAATAGCTTATACTGATACAGTTACTAGAAAGGCGGCAGAAAACCTACAAAAAGACCCTGCATATGCTTTTGCTCAGAAACAATATCATGAAAATAAGTGGAATTCAGCATTAGAATCTACTATTCAAAAATACCCAGAACTAGCAAAGACAAAGGATGAATTTAAAAGCAAATATTTTAATCCAAGAAGTGTTCCAGACAACATTGAGGAAATCCTAGGGGATATTGCCAAAATTCATTTATTTGACCAAGCTAAAGATATAGGTGCTAAAGAATCAGAAAAGAAACAATCACAAGTTGATTTAGAAAGGTCTACTTCAAGTAGTAATAAAGAAACGAAAGTAAGTAGAACTCTCGAAGATTGGGATAGAATGGCGAAGGAAAGTCCTACAAAATTCAGAAAACTATCTAAAGAATTTAACGAAGATATTTCATCTGGTAAAATATAGCAAATTTATGTCATTTATAAGTTTAAAATTTAATTTAACAAAAAACAAATGACTCAAATTATTACTCCAGTAATGGCTGCTTTTACACCAATAAAGTATTCATTAAAACTTGTAGATTTACTCTACAATGACACTCTTTACCCAAGTATCACTAATACTACCTACGAAGGTGCTATTAAAGATTCAGGTGATAGAGTTCGTGTTCGTACAGCAGGAAAGATTTCTCTTTCTGAGTACACAAAAGGTATGCAGTTGGTTAAGCAAGAACTTACACCTACATACGAAGACCTTATAATCGACCAGCAATATTACTTCTCCTTCGGAGTTGATGATGTTGATAAGATACAAAACGATATAGATGCTATTAGCGAATATGCTATGAACACTAAGAATGATATGTCAACTTTGATTGATACAGACATTCTTCTATATATGAGGAAAAACGTAAATGCAGCTAATATGGTTGGTACAGCTTATGCTACTGGTACAGTAGAAATTGCTGTTACTACAGGTGTGGTTACAGGTTCAGGTACAACCTTCACAGCAGGAATGGTTGGTGGAATATTTACAGCAACAGGATTGACAGGTTCATTCCTTGTTACTGCATTTACATCAACAACAAGTATCACTATTAAAGACCTTGATGGTGTAGCCTATACAGGTGGTGCTATATCAGCAGGTGCTGCTTTCTCTATCGCAGGTGCTGTAGCTCTAGCAGTTACAAAATCTAATGTATATGAAAAAATTGTTGCAGTTCGTACAGCTCTAGGTAAATCTCTTTCTCCAAAAGAAGGACGATTTATGGTTGTTAACTCACAATTTGAAGGTATACTAATGCAAGCTCCTGAGTTTATTCCAGCAGTTGCATCAGCATATGACAATGTGGTTAAGAAAGGACTTATCGGTTCTATTGCAGGATTCGAGATTTATACATCTGAATTAGTTTCAGGTGATAACACAACTGGTTACTGGTTCGTAGCAGGAAGCAAGAAATACTGTGCTTTCGCTCTACAAATCATGAAAACATCAGTTATTCCTTCAGGTGCTTCAGAAGACTCATTCATTACAACAGCAAAAGGCTTACTTGTATGGGGACGAAAAGTATTCGCAGGAAATCGTGCACATGGAGCTGTGCTTAGGTGTACACTCAGCTAATTTAGCTAGTAGTTCTATTCTGCTCTCCTACATGGAGAGTGGGGTTAGGATTATTATTAACATAACCTAAATATAAAAATGCAATTATCGACAAATCAGATAACATCGCTCTCAAGAGCAAAATTATTAGAAGAAACAAATGAAATCATAAGTGATGCTACTATTTTAATATACGCAAATCTTACTTATCAAGACATTATTAAAAGAGTTTTTACAAGCAATAAAGTATTATCAGCTACTATAGCTTTTACTTCTGGTGTTGGTACTTTACCAGCCCTATTTGGTACTCTTTATGGTTCAGCAAAAGACTCCTCAGATAATATATTTGAAGAAGTTTCTATTGAGGATTTTGATAATGAAACTCTAAGTAGAATGATTACTCTTGAAGGTGGAGAAATTAAAAGTTTTCCAACTTCAACAGCTTCACTAGAAATTAAATATTATCCAACCTACGCAAATCTTACTACTACACAAGACCCTGAGATAGATGAATATTTCCACGAGTGTATTGTTTACGGAATAATTGCAAGAGCATACGAAGATTTACAAGACCAAGAGTTAGCTGATAAATATTTTGCTAAGTATGAAAATTACATGGTAAAGAAACAATCAGTTCAAAGTAATTATGAAGAAGGAAACCAAAGAGGAGGACAAATGTTTACTTATACAAGACTACTATAATGAGCTATAAAAAGGAAAAATTTGTAATAATAAAAAAAGATTTATCTAAGGAAATTGACGTAGATGATAGTGCAGGAAGAAGTGTTCCTATAAATATGAATTTTGTTGAAACTGGTTATCTTTCTAAAGATACTGGTTCTTCCTTATACGGAGTTGTAGAAACATCTAAAGCTCATTCACCATTTGAATATAAACAGAAAGATGGAACTACTTATTTTATTAGAGTTCTTGATACTAAATTACAGACTTACAACACTACTACAGGAGTATGGGATGATTTGAATACAATAGGAACTGCTACTATCACAATAGCAACACCTGGAGTTATAACATCAGTAGCACATGGACTTATACTAAATTCTACAGTAGTTTTTTCCACTACAGGAGCATTACCAACTGGAATTACTCCTGATACAGTATACTATGTAATTTCTTCTGGTTTAACAGTTGATAATTTCCAAATATCAGAAACAGTTGGTGGTGCAGCAATAAATACTTCAGGAACACAATCTGGTGTTCATACAATCTCGAGAAGCTATACAGCAGATAAAGAATTTGGTTATGTTGTCTATGATGATAAACTTTATTGTTCTAATACAGCAGAAACTCCTTTCACTTGGGATGGTACTACTTTTGCAGACGTTGCAGCAATTCCAAAGGGAAACATACTAGAAATATTTGAAGATAAATTATTTGTTTCAGGTGTAATTGCAGAACCACTTACTTTGTATTATTCTAATACAGGAGATTTCACAACCTTTACAGGAACAGATATTGTTAAACCACTAGGGACTGATTCTATTACAGCTATGAAAAACTACTATGGACAACTATTAGTATTCAAAAGAGATACCACTTGGAAACTTACATTTATATACGATTCGATTACTTCATTATATTTACCTAAGTTGGAATTACAATCAGGAAACTATGGAGCTACTTCTAATAAGGCAGTTACTTGGGTTGAGAATGATATTTGGTTCTTCACAGGGAGAGAAGTTAGAGCTATTGGATTCAAAGACCAACAAACAGGAGTTCTTGGAGTTAATAGTTCTGTTATTTCAGATGAGATTAAAGAAACTCTTTATACTATATCTATAGCAAACCAAACACAAGCAGTTTGTTTCTACTTTAATAGAAGATTTTATTTATCAATTCCATTAGATAGTTCAGTTAATGATACAACTTTTGTTTGTCATTTACTTTACAAAAATAACTGGACAAAATATAACAACAGAATTAAAGCAAGCATTGATAACTTTGTAGAAATAGATAATGTTATTTATACTACAAAGTCAGTTACTCCTTTTGGAGTTCTTAAATGGGATGAAGCTCTTTATAATGATAATGAAGTTGCAGTTAGTTCAGAAGTATTCTTTAAAAAAGTAGAAGACAAAGACTTTAATAAATTTAATATTTATCGTTATCTTGATTTAATGTTTAAAAACTTACAAGGAAAGATTAAAGTAACTATTAAACAAGATGCAAATGACATTCGTTCAGAAAAGACAAGAACATTTTATAT